CAATAACCTCTGAATCTGGAACAAGATCACCTAAAGAAGTAGAGCCAGAAACTCCTGTTACACTAATAATGCTATTTATATCCAATGTAACACTATTTAATGCAGTAATTCCTTCAGGTTGAATAACAACTGTTTGAGCTATGCTACCTCGAGGAAGAGCTGTTCCTGAATTATAAAAACCAGGACTAGCAGACGTAAAAGTTGTTAAATAAAAATCAGTTCCACTCGCATCAGTAGCAAAAGTAGAGCTTGGAGGTGTATAAGTTGTTGAAGTTACATCGTATTGTGCAATATATGACGTTCTAACATTAGCAAGGTATCCAGAAATATTAGAAAAACCTCCTGAAATAGTTCCTAAAACAAATTCTCCTATCTCTCCTGAATAACTAGTATCTAAGCCACCAAAAGGTAAAAACATATGACCTAAATTACTTATACTACTTGTTGAAAAACCATAAGCATTACTTACAGCACTACCGGATGAATCAAGATCTTGAACAAGTACTTCACCATTAAATAAGATTGAGAATTTATTATTTTTTCTAATAACAGCTAAATGATACCATGTAGAAGGGTCAATTGAATTTGGACTACCTGTATTAACAAGTATCTGTCCACCTCCAAAAGTTGTTTGTAAATATATTTGTTGAGAACTATTAAACCCTACTATAAAATTTCTTCCATAAGGAAGAGTAGCTCCACTATTATAAGGAAGATAAAATATATTTCCTTCAGCGGTAGAACCATCTCCTCTTACAAAAGTTTCTAGTGTAAAATCATTAAGTCCCCAACATACTCTGGCAAACGCTGGCGCGTAAAAATTTTCGCTAGTAACTCCTGTAAAATCAATAGAATCAACTCCCGAAAAAGGAATTTGAGTGGTGCTACGCGCAACTCCAAAACCTATTAAACAATAAGTATTAGTTTGAAGATTAACACCAACTGTATAATCTGCCATTTAAAACTCCTTTAAAAATTAAAATTAGGAGATTCTAATAATAGCGGCTGCAGTTGTAAATGCTGGAAACTGAATTGTAAATGTACCACCCGTTACTGATTTATCTGAACCAAAATCTAAAACAGCAACTGCTGCGTTAGTTGTTACAGCTGATGATGTATTGTAAATCAATGCACCTCTTGCTGTAATTGAAACTCCAGTAAATGATAAATCTGCATAATCTAAAATAGCAATACCTGATGCAATAGAAGTGCCACCGTTTACTAACGATCCACCACCGGCTGCATAAGTACCACTTGCAGCAACTTCGTTTGTAGTTGTGTAAGCAGTTGTTGTTGAGTTTAGAGTTGCAGAAGATGTGTACAATGCTAATTTAAAAACGTCTCCACCTGAAGATCTGAAATCCATATCTCCATCAAGAAGACTCTTTTTAAAAGAGTTTGCAAGTGCTTGTGTTATAGCCATTTTATATATCTCCTTATTGTTTACCTAACCTTGGAACACCATCTTGATATTCATCTCTTCGTCTTCTTCCCACTTGTTCAATTAAAAATCCTTCAGTTGCTTGTTTATATCTTTGTTCATACAACTGAAGCATATCTGTTGGACCTTTTAAGAATCCATAAGTTTCTGCTAAACAAGCATACAAAAGACCATTAGGAAATTCCTCACTTAAGTATGTACCGCTAGTATTATCAATAATACTACCATCTTTCAAGATATAATTTACTTGAATTCCATAATTAGTGTCTGGAGTAGGAGCTACAACTATAGTGTTTTCATCCCAATTAGCATAGTATTTAGGTTGTCCTGTAGTGCCAGAACCGTTGTATTCTGATATAAAACTAGTGTCTCTTTTTTCCATAAAAGTTCGAGTAGTTCCTGCATCAAAATTTATACCATCAGAAACTTGTACAGAACGTATAATTAAAATATCATTTGGTAAATCTAAGTATCTTTGATTAGTTACAAACTGAGAAGTTGCATATCTTCTATTATTATCAGAATCAACATCTCTTAATACTCTAAATTCAGCATTTTTTATAATTCCATTTACAACAGTTGTAGATAATACATTTGCATCTACTTCTGTATAACTTCTAATTTGATCAACTAATTCAGTATAAGTCATGGTGTTAATGTTACTGGACCTGCAGTCACAGTTGCTCCTCCTGATTTTTCAGTTATATCAGCTGTTTGATCTAAATTAAAGACAAAATTATCAGCTGTAACTGATGTAATAGTAAAACCTGTAGATGTTTCTAATACTGTAAAAGGCAATCCTCCAGGACTTCCATCGACATTTCTAAATACAACTGTATCACCAACTTCTCTTTTTGTATTTGTTTCAGTCACTGTTACAGTAGAAGAACCAGATTCAAAGGATAAAGGGTTATTACCTAACATAGATTCTGTTTGTGGTTCTGTTCTAGCAGGTCTAGCATTTTGTAAACCTTGTGGATCAGCAGTATGTGGTTTTGGATTTAACTGAGGCTGTTTTGGTTCATACTCAGATATGTGAACTCTTGCACCATTCCATTCTATAACCATTTCAGAATATGGAAACTCTAATCCTGAACGATCAGAAATAAACTTTGCATATTTTCCTGATGATAAATTAGACATTTGGATAATAAGTTTTAGGGGTTATAAATGAACTAGATGAAGAACCATCTTCTTCTAATGCTCTTTGAAGCTCATCTTCATAAAGAAGTTTTAACTCTTGAGTTCTTTGTGGAGCTTTTTTAATTGATAGATAGTACGCAAGACCTGCAACCATACAAGGTACAAATCTATAAGGTACATCAGCTGCATTTGTATAATCACCCGCATCCTTAATTCTTTTTACATAATAATAGTTAACAGTGTTACCAGCTTCTGTTGAGCCAGGAACTAGATACAAGGTTATAGTAACTTTATCTATAAATCTTTGAACCCAATATTGTGTTGGTGTTCCTGTATCAGTTTTATTTGATACGCTTTGATATGCAGATCTATTTATTTTTGTTAAAGGAAAATCTACATTTGTTGAGTTTCTATAAACAGCTTCTAAAATATCATCAACTCCATATACAGCTGTAGCATCAGATGTTCCATCATCTGTTGATCTATACATTGTATATGTAGCTTGACCATCTACTAATGTAATTGAATTATTAGCAACTTCCCAATAATGAAGACCACGGTTAGCCCATTCTTGAAACATGATATTTAAAGATCTTCTGGCAGATTTTATATCGTAACCAGAATTGAGCTGCATGCCCAATCTTTCATAAGCTTCTTCAAATACCTCATCAATCGTAAATTGATTTTCAAAGATGTTGGTTGTGGCTATTGGGTTGAGTGCCATCTAACCTCCTACTCTTCTCTAGGTGGATTAGTCTTATATGGATGATCTGCTGGTAATAAATCTTGTATACCCCATTTGTATGCAAGGTATCCTTCAGCTTTTTCAATATATTCTTTACTTCCTACATAACCATTAGGAAACTTAGCAACTATAAACTCACCTACAGAACCAGCAATTGGTCTGTTTCCGGCAGGGTTAGACATGATTTTTAAAACAATTCTAGAACCCATACTAGTGTCATAAGTTCCAGCTGCAGCTCCTCTTTGTTCACCATTCATTCTAACTCTAATTGAATCATCTTCTCTACTTAAATCACAAACCATAATAGTGTTTCCAGAATAAGGACCGCCTGTTAAAGTAAAATCAACACCAGATCCTATAGCTGTTCCATCAAATCTACCATCGAACTGTGTAGCATTGTTTGCTTCTAATGTAGCTTTTCTTGCACTACTATCTTCCATTGAAAAAATTGCATCATCAGTAGATGTTACAGTTCCTATAGATCCAAACCATACAATTGTCCAATCTCCATCTCTAGTTCCACTTTGTCCTCTAGGACAAGTAAATCTAGCAGTGCTTGTAAAGTCAATAACATTTAAACCGTTAATTCTTGTTGTATCTGTTATAGGTTTAGCTCCTTCATCTTCCATTGTCCATAAAGTAGCGTCTTGTTTATTAGACCAAGTATCTACACCTTTAGATGCATCTTCTGATATAGTTGCTTCATCTGAAGCATCCCACCAACCTTTTGTTTCTGCGAAGTCTCCAGGACTCCACAGAGTTGCTAATTGTGCATTTAAACTATCACAAATAATTGTTGCGTTACAGTTTGAAAGACTTTGTACGGCGATTCCATCTTTAAATAAAATTGGATATTCGTTTAAGTCTAAAGTTACAGTTTCACCTGCAGTGATTCCTGCTTTGAATAAAGTATTTAAATTATTATTTGGTAATGTTAACCTAATTACTCCATTTTGAGAAGAACTCGTACTTGTAAGAATAACAGCTCTTAATCTAGTTCTTCCTGAAAATAATACACCTGTTTCTTCTACAAAGAATGCTTTTGTATCGTTTGCCATATTTTAAACTCCTTAGTTTGTGGCTCCCGAAGGAGCCACATAATTATTACTATGATCCAGAAATGTTTGCTAATGTATCAACTCTTTTCCAGTTTGTACCATCTGAAAAAGCATACACAGCAGCACCTGCTGCACCGTCTTGCACGTATACTAATACACCTTCGTTATCAGCTGCCTCTAAATTATTAGTACCATCAGTGATAGTATTTGCATCTGTTACAGTGTATGGAGTTTTACCACCTTGTTGAGTGTCTCCTGCGTTTACGTTTGGACCACCAATAAAACCATTTAATGATGTTACGGGTCCTTTGAAAGTAGTGTTTGCCATAATTTAATCCTCCTATTTTATTGAATACTGTCTTTAGGCCGTCGACTATACGCGTCAGTATCCTAATTAATTGTATAGTGATTAATTTATATACCAGATTTTGAAAGAGTGCAAGCGATCCTTGTCAAGTGAAGCCACTTTTTAAAAGGAAAAGATACCCTAGTTAGCTTGCATAAAGATGATTTTCACCATCTTTAATATTCCTAGGACTCTCTTGGTTCTTTAAGATAGATCGTATTACTCTTTTGATCTCATCTCCAAGAACTGACATTTCTGGTGTTACTTGTCCGCCATTTTCAAGAAACAGCTCATTCCATTTAGATTCGAGCTTCAGTTTCTTCGCGAACAACACCATGTTGTCCTGAGCCATTTTTAACCTCCTCATAGGTTATATAGAACTTGTTAGTACCTGTGTACTTTAACTTGTTCGGCTCCCAG